TACATGTTATGTTGAACCCTAAACCCTTGACCGATAAGAACTTGCGTCGAGTAAAAAAATCTGCGGTGTTACGGTAAAGCCGGACGTCGCGGGTTTGGGGGCTGTTCCGCAACATGTTGCGTTCATCGAGGGCGATGCCCTCGGCCCGTCGTGTACCGAACAACTCGCGATCTTCGAGCCCGGTCACTCCGACACACCCATGGTGCGGGCGCGTGCGAGCGGCCGGTACCGTCGGTGAAAGGAAGAAAGTTTCGGGGGGGTGCTTGATTCCTCTTGGGCACAAGCGTATAGGCGGGTTTTTCGCTGGCCATAAGTCACTCGGCCGCCCCGAACACCCGCGAGGCACGCACGACCACGAGCAGCTCCGACTTGCGGCCGTTGGAACTCGTGCGACGCGGAACCCCTGGCATCGACATGCCGGACTTTGAGATGGTGTCTTCGAGCGTTTGGAGCCCGGCGATCATGAACCACTCGCCGGTTTCGGCGACGACATCGACAACGACCTCGGACTCGGCGATCGTCGGTGCGGCTTCCACGTAGCCGACGACGGCCGACACACGCGGTGTGATGTTAAGCAGCACGCCACGCTGTACACGGCGAGCCTTGACCGCGATCGATAAACCAGTTTGAACGTACGTGTAGCCGGTGGTCTGCACTGTTCCCTGCGGCGACACCGTGCGTTCAGGAACCGGGACGGTGTCGCCTTGTTGCAGCGTCGCGGTTGAGCCTTCGAGCACGTAGAGCGTTCCGGTTGCTTCGAGCTTGGCGTCCCCGTCCACCGCGTCAGCAGCGAACGCGGCAGCGATCAGGGCCTCGACGCCCGCTCCCATGATCGGTGACCCGCCTTGCAAGGAGCCGAGGCCCGCATCGAGCGACAGCGATCCACCACCGCTGGCACTCCATCCGGCGCCGAACTCGCGGAGCCACGACGACGTGACCCGCAACACCCCGACCTCCACCAGCCACGCATCACGCCCGCCCTCGAGCATTTCCACGACACCGGTGACATCGGCGACGACACCCGGACCGCCAGCGACGACGACACGGGCTCCGATGGCTTCGACCTCGGCACCGGCTATGAGCTTGAGGACCGTCTTGAGGTCTTCGGCACCGTCGAGCCCGGACTCGAACACGGCGACCTCTTCGGCTCGGCCGACATCGCCGAACGTCACGACGCCGTCGGTGTAGCTCACTCGAGCCCCCGCAGCCTCCGCAAGACGGCGAAAGACACTCTCGGCCGACTCTTCCTCGATGCTCAAACGGACGGCCGTATCGAAGCTCTCCGGGATGACCACGGCGACACCAGCGATCTGGCCTACCAGCGTCGCGGCCTCAGAGACCGGCACCGCCTCCACCATCGACAGACTCACCGGAGCGAGGCCCCACGGCTCCGACAGACGCTCCCGGTTGCCCCCTGATCTCGCCACGCTCGTGGGCCGCTCGGAGGGCTTCGACAACTCCGCCAGCGTCCCCGAGGTCGACGGCGTCGGTGCCCGCGTCCCAGCGGAACACCCGACCATCACGATACCACAGAGAACGACCGCGGAGCTTGTCCGCATAGAGCAGCAAATACCCATCGTGCACCCCTTCCAGTTTAACGATCGACGAGCCGACAACGACCCCGCCGTTTACGAATCCACCCAGACGCCCAGCGGGCGGCAGCACTTCCGGCTCCGCATCCTCCACGGCCACGGGTTCGGCGTCACCGTCAGGCCCTGAGCCGGAAACAGATGCGAGGATCACGCCGCACCCGAGGCCGATCGCGAGAGCAAGCAACGCCGGACGCCACCTGTAGACCTTGACGATCATTTCCTGATCCTCCTCGACCTCTTCGATCGGTTTGCCGTCCTCGGTGAGACCGGCCTTAACCCGCTGTTCTTTGAGCGTCCGCAGGAGCCGACGCTTGCCACCAATGTGTGTGAACGAGTCGTAGAGCCTGAAATACACGCGGTTGGCCCGTGCCCGCGGCGACACAATCCCGCTATCAATCGGCGGCATCGACGCACGCAGACGCGGGTCGTCGATCACGTCCTTGTGCACCTTCTCAAAGCCGATCGCCTTTATGCCGACGTGCTTCCACCGGATGAAGAAGAAGAGCTTCTCGTCCCCCATCTGCTTGACCTCCATGTAGTAGAGGCAGAGACGGCGAAACGCGAGATCGACTTGCATCGGGTTCTGTGATATCACCACCACCTGGTGCAGATGGTGACGAATCATCGTGAGATAACCCTGTAGGAATTTGCCGTTGGCTGCTTGGCTCTGTTGCGGGAACCAATGGTGGACCTCGTCAATGACGACGTACGCCAGAGCGGGTATCCAGTTGGCCTCCGGGCCCTCGGTGACATCCGGCCCCGCACGATCGAGCCAGCGACGATCGGCCTCCGACTCTCGCCACGGGCGACCAGCGGCACGACATTCGAGGAGCAGCTCCTCGCGGAACTGTTGACGCTCGGTCTGCCGTGTGATGAACCTACGAAGGTGGTCCTCGGTGAGCGGCCGGATCAGGTTCGCGTAGGACTCCCCACCCCGCACTTTCAGAAAGGCCCGCATGACCCGCCACCGAACCGGGAGGTTCGTGTAGACAGGCCTCCGCTCGCTCAATGCGGCGTCGACGATCCTCCGCACGGCGAGATAGGACTTCCCGGCTCCGGGAAGACCGTGTATCACTTCGACCTGTCCGCAGGGCGGAATCCTCTTCGAGCTCATAGCAGACCTCAACCCTTCCCCGGGCGGCAGCGATCCAGCACAGGACCAAGACATAGCACGCGGTCAGACCGCAGCACAAGAGAATCAGGAGCACCCAGAGCGGTGTAGCCACGGGCACGCGGAGCCAGTAGGTGAACGCTTCCCCGAGAGGGACCATGTACAGACCGTGAGTCATCGCATACCCCTTATCCTCGCCACAAGTCGAACGACCCAAACAACGTCATACACAGCCCTTCCGACCGCGTAGCCGACGAGCAGCAGCACCCCTAGGCCCGAGACCACTACGTCCTGCCTCGACCACCAGACCAACTCCTCCCACCCAGTCACGGCTGGCCGTCCGGGCGGATGAAGGAATCCCCCTTGCGACCGTGAGCCGCGAGGAGCTCAGCGACCTCGTCGTCGATGTCACAACCGCCCATGAACAGGACCAGCGGACACACGATCGCCGCGACGATGAAACAGCCGATCACGGCACCCACGAGGCCGCCGACCCAGCACGAACCACGGAAGCGTTCCCACAGTTTCATATCACCAACTCCCCGCCAGCCATGTCGGAATGAGGCTGACAATCGTCCTGGCCAATCGAATCACAGCAACCGCCGTCAGGACACCGGCGACCCATGTAAACGTCGAGTAAAGCGGCACGAAGTACCGCACATCATCGAACAACGCGAGGGCCTCGGTGAACACATCCGCCGCGAGAAAATCCTTGATGGTCTGCGGCAGGATGCCCGCCACCCATTCCATACCCGCCGTCGCAGCGTAGAACGCCCATTGTCCGACCCACGCGGCGATCGCGTCGAGAGCACCCTTGAACCAGTCGATAAGAGCGTCTAACACGTTACATCCTCCTCAACTCGTCCCAGACACGACCCATGCCCCAGATGCCGAGGAAGCACCACCAGATCGCGAAGATATACGGGCGGAAGGTGTCGTAGAGCGACAGGTCCACCGTCAGTGCCATCGTCGGGATACCGGGTGCAGACATGCCCGAACCGACGAACCAGTCGTCGGGGGAGATGGACCATTCATACACCTTGGCGGTGCTTGAATCGCTCCCGGTCGGGACATGCACGCCCCATCCCTCGGTGGAGAAATGCTGCGTGTACTGCTCACTGTAAAAGCCCTCGTCGGGATCGGTCAGCGTGAGGTCATCGCCACCGCTGGCCGGGCTGGTCACCGCCGACTCGATAGACCAGAGGGCCTCAACGATTGTGCCGTCTGCGTTCTTGAGCGTGGTTGTGGCGCCGCTTCCCTGTATGTACGCACGCAGGTCCCACAGATAGCCCTTGTGGAGTGCGTTGGACGGGTCGGACATCATCCGTTCCCAGCCCTTCGTAGAGCTCTGCCATTCGAGGAAATCCCCGTTGAACTCTTGGATCGCGTCGACGATCGCGGTCGTGGAGAGCGTCGTGCCGTAGGTCCCGTCCCAGTCCTCCACTGCGTATTCGACAACATCGACCCACTCGGCCGGGACGCCCGGAGGGTTGACGAACGTACCGTCACCGCCGCCCGCCGTGGGGTCCCATTGCGAGCCCCGCACGTCAAACTGAACGATGAACGTCGAGGCGTTCACGTGGAGGATCCGGACCTTCTCGCCTACGTGCCGAAGGGTGAACGGCCAGAAGGAGCCGCCCGCCTCGTAGACCTCGGTTCCGTCATACCAAGAGAAGAACCCGCCGTCATTCTGGTTGAGCTCCCAGCCGGTTGAGCCGGTCGCGTCATAGCGGACGGAGAGCTCCTCGGAAATGTCGTTGGTCTCGCCGTAGTCCTGGGTGTATTCGGTCCGCAGCCCGAGGTACGAGCCGTAGCGGATCGTCCGCTCTCCGCCGCCCCAGTGCGTGCGGAACGTTGGGGCGAGAGCGGCCGCAGCTTCACCGGTGACGTACGAGCCAGCAACACGCTTCCGAGCGTTCGGGAACGTCGCCCAATCGCCCGTTAGAGCGAAGGACCACGACGAAATCACGCGGGTCGGGTAGACGAGAACGCCGGTGGTGGCAACGCCGGGTGTGGCGATGCTTCCGTCCTGCCGCTCGAACGTGAGTTGAGCGAACGAGGCCGACGCCAGGACGCACGCGATAGCAGCAGCGAGACGGAGCATCACCCCTCCTTGGGCAGCGTGAAGAGGCGACGGTTCGACGCGGCGGAGAACATCATCCCCATAACGACCCAGCCGAGGCAGAACCACAGGAACCAGACGCCGACCCACGAGGCCCAAGCGACGTAGTTAAGGGCGACCTCGATCAGCTCTAGAGCCTCAACGGCACGAGCGGCGAGATCGTCCACGGCCCACGGGTCAACCTGTGCGAGGATCAGCATAAACGCCCCCCCACTGTTTCCAGCGAAGGAGCGGCCCGGCTAGCCGGGGGAAGGGTCAGACGGCCGAGCTCATCCGCTTCACGAGCCGCTTGACGAAGGAGAACCCGAGCTTGATCGGGTAGATGAGGATCAGGATCGCGGCGCCGGCGGCGACCACCACGGGACCGATCGTCGAGGTGTCCACGGGGAACTCGACGGCCGGCATGGCGGGAGCCTGAGCCAGGGCGACCGAGGAGCCGGCGACGAGAACGAGAGACGCAGCGACGAGGCGAGCACGGTTCAGCATTGGAACCTCCTACACAGAAGCGGCGAGCTTGACGAAGAAATGCCAGAGGCCCGCGTAGACCTCCACGAAGATGCGGACTACGACGCCCGCACCAAAGGCCGTGGAGAGGAATAGAGCGACTTGTTCGGCGAAGGTCATCGGATCCCCATCAGTCGGAGTGAGCCCTCGGGCAGAAGGTACCAACGCTTGTCCTTCAGGGAGTACGCGACGAGCTCGTGCTTGCGAGCCCAGCGACGCATACGCACGGCCTCCGGGCGACCGCTGGAAACCGGGTAGTGGCTGTCACGAAGCGAACGGAGCCACGCATCGAGGGCGACCGGATCGGGCCTGTACCCGATGGACTTCGATCGGGTGCAGTCAGCAGACGACATGAGGGGTCCTCCCTTCATACGCACGCATCGTGAGACGGACCTGCGAGACCTCATCCAGAGCGAGCCACATGGCGAGCAGCTGCTCGGCGGCCTCTTCCATGGTCGGGTGCCACCCGGACGACAGACCGGACCGCCAGCACCGCCAGCTAGGACCCGCGTTCGGCTCCGGGATGGAGTCAAACGCGACGGGAGCAAGGTCGGCGTCTTCGAGGAGGATGGTAGGGAGATCACGCGGCAAGGCTGAGCCCCATATCACGGTCGAACGCGAAGCCGGGAACGTCGGTCGAGGCTTCGAGGAGGTGGAGCAGACGCCACGAAGTGAGCAGGGTTGGCGGTTTCTCGTCCTTCTTCAAGTAAAGCGGCCGGTGGCGGCCTTCGGCCGCCCCCGGCCGACTCGTTGCTTGATGACGTCGAATAAGGCCGGTGCACAACAACCAGCCCGGACGCTCTGACTCATGAAACGATCCGCCTGAGCTAAGGACCGCCGCAACGATCTGGTGGATCGGTTCATTGATGCGATGGTGGTGCCCACGCTCGTCAACCATCGTGCAGTGTTCTTTCGCAGCATCGACAGCGTCTCCGATGGTTCGATAGAAGCCGATCAGTCGAAAGCCGGAGCGACGTTCGCTCCTGCCCTCCCTCGGGTCGTTCCAGAAGCCGGGAGACGACGCGATGACGCGGATCGACCCGACCGGACGCGCGTACACCCACGCGGGGACTGACTCACCAGGCTTACACAGGTACTTGGCGAAGTAGTGCACCCGCTTCCGGTTGATCCGGTTCACGTAGGTGAATCCGTGCCCCCAGATGCGGGTGAGATCGGCATGGTCGATGAAGGTGACGCCGACGAGGATCACGTGCCAGTGCACCCAACCGCCGTGCTGGAACTCCAGCTTGCGGACCCAGCGACCGGAGAGGTTCTCGCCCAGGTGCTTACCGAGAGACTCCATGAAGCGACGCACGTGCCGCTCTTCACTGGACCGGTCGAGCAGATCCTCGGGGTTCGCGTACTCGCCACGGCGATACGTGAGCGTCAGGAAGAGCCCTTGCTCCCCTTCGAGTCTCTCACACAATCGCTCTCTGAGTTTCGCTGACATGCGACGAGCTCCACCGGTTGACCACCACGACTCGGAGTGATTCTGTTTGATGAGGTGCATAAAAGCCGCGGCAGGGTTTCCCCCACCGCAGCCGGGGAACACCGAGTCAAGCCGCCGACGAAGCCTTCCCCGACGCACCAATCGGTTTGAACGACTTCAGCACCGGCTTGACCGAACCGCCCTGCACGGCCTCGAACTCCCCCACGACCTCGATTTCCATACCGGCCCCGAGCGACTTGCCGAGGTCCATGTCCGTCACCGCACACTCGACCGTGATGCCGCGGCCGACGAGCTTCACGCCGTAGCCCCAGACGCGGCTTTGATCCTTCGTGCGGAGCTCGCGAACCTCAGACACCAACGCGGGTCCACCCCAGCCGAGCGGCCGGATTCCATCAAACATGCCCATGGCCTGTTCCCTTCACTCCCTACGCGACAATCCGCGGAGGGTCGGGTATCCCGAAGCTCCACGAGCGAGGCCGTTAACCCCGCTCGGGGCTGGCCGGTGTGATTTGACGGTTCGGGGTCGAGGAAGGGGTGAGCCTGACGCACGTGGCGTTCTCGGGCTACACTTTTTTCCTCGGCCGCGTGCCGTTAACACGCTGGCCGGTTGCCGGGTAGGGGTGTGAGCCCCTGCCCGGTCTTTGAGGCGAAAGCCTACCCCCTACATCGTGTGGTCCGCAAGCCCTCCGCCACGAGTTGTTGCACATTACATGTTATGTTGAACCCTAAACCCTTGACCGATAAGAACTTGCGTCGAGTAAAAAAATCTGCGGTGTTACGGTAAAGCCGGACGTCGCGGGTTTGGGGGCTGTTCC